ATGATGATATCTCATCTATGAGTACAAGTCAAATCTGTATGATTAGTATGATCTTATCATTTGCTATTCTATCTAACTCATCTACTGATTATAATATCTTGAAGTTAGATGAAATTGATGGTGGTCTAGATACAGAGAATCGCATTCAATTCATTGGTTTATTGAAACAACTTATTACCATGGTAGGATGTGAGCAATGTTTCCTTATTAGTCATAATATGGAATATGATGCTGACACTACCGTGATTGATATGGCTGCTAGACCAGTATTAGTTAGATAGGAGGTCCTATTACATGTATGATTTCGCAAGTGCATATGTACTAGCTCGAACTTTAGAAATTGTTGCATCTGCTGCAGCAATTGGTTTAGTTATAACTATGGTTGTTCAAGATTAATATAATGGACTAGTCTCTTAGTAGACTAGTCCGTTTTCTTTTTTGTAATACTCCTGAATTATAGCTGTATATTATTAAGGTGATATGATATAGTTATTAGTTTATATAAGGAGGAAACATATCATGTTAGGACATTTGAAAATTGTATTAGTTGGTTTGGTTACATTAGCATTCTCTTACTTTATCGATCAAAGTAACCAAGATTCCTTAGGAATCATTATCTTATTAGCACCACTATATTCTATTGGTGCAATTGTTACACTAATCGGTCTTGCTGGTGTTGCAGACCGATTCATCAATCCAATGCCAAAACGTAAAAGAGCTAGACGATAAGCGTCTAGCTCTATATTTTATTTTTTGACATTATATTAATACTATTTTTATTCCCAAGGAGGAACCAAAATGAAAACTGAATTATTTGTTATTATTGCAAGTGTAGTTGCTATCGGTCTCAATGTAATTTCAATGGGTCCATCTATTGCTAATATCTTAGATGGATATAACTTGAAGATGTCTTATGCATTAGTATGCACAAACATCTCCATTATTATTATTTCAATCATTTTGTCTTACGTAGCAGTAAGTTTAAAAAACAACAAATAGACGACATCTTAATAGGAGGAATATATGTTTAGAAAGAAGACTCAATTATATCTAATTCATATAATCTTATTAAATGTCTGTATATTAGCTGCAAGTTATATGCGTAAATTTTCTATGTTACTGATGTGGATATTGTTTATACTTGCAGCTATTTCATTAGCATGGTTATTATATAACTCTGTTGATAGAAGGTGAAATTGTTGATTAAGTTGTTTAGTCTTATAGGAATCTTAATTTGTCCATGGATGATTTTGATTCCTTTATTTCTATTAGAATGGATTACCGGTTCACATATGAGAGATACACCTTATGTGATTGGAATACTGATAATCTATGATTTTGGTATGGGATTCTTATTGACGTATCGATATATTATGGATAAGATTGGAGGGAAATAATGATATCGAGTGATAAGTTAACTAAGTATGATTATTATTACTTATCAGTGGCAAATCAGATATTGAGTAATGGAGATATGCGAGATAACCGTACAGGTATTCGAGCTATCTCTTTACCTCATGTCTGTATGACATTTGATTTGGAAGATGCATTTCCAATTCTAGCTTCTAAGTTTGTAGGATTCAAAACTGCAGTGAAGGAGCTATTATGGATTTGGCAAATGCAATCTAACGATGTCCGTAAACTCCAAGATATGGGAGTACATATCTGGGATGAATGGATGCGTGAAGATGGAACTATTGGTAAAGCTTATGGATATCAATTAGCTAAATATAAGCAAGTTGATAATCTTATTAAGACTATCAAAGAAGATCCAACCAATCGTCGTATGGTTGTAACTCTTTGGAATATCGAAGACTTACCCGATATGGCATTACAACCGTGTGCATTCCAAACACTTTGGAATATTAATCATGGTAAACTAAATTGTATGCTTACTATCCGTAGCAATGATTGGTTCTTAGGTCAACCATTCAACGTTACTCAGTATGCAGTTTTAGTTCATATGATTGCTCAAGTTACTGGATATAAACCTGGACAGTTGACTGTGTGTATTAATGATGCTCATATCTATGAGAATCATATACCTCAAATGCAACAACAAATGGGGCTAGTAGATCTAAATGATCTTACAGACACTATTAAAACTAATAGAGAATGTAAGCCTCAACTAGTTCTAAACCCAGAGGTGAAAGACTTCTATGATTTTAAGATTGAAGACTTTAGTCTAGAAGGATATACTCCAGGTCCAAAGATTAAAGCAGAAGTAGCAGTTTAGTAGTTTAAGAAAGAAAGATCAGGGAAAGTTATGCTATTAACTCTCATAGCAACTTATGACAATTCACGGCATCTAGTTAATTCGATGGGAGAGAAGATTTTAACAGTGCCAAAATTCGAAACAGAGATGAGAAATATCACTCTAGGTTGTACAGTAATCATGGGAAGAGAGACCTTTGAAAAACAAGCAACCTTGTTGAATCATCGTAACTATATAGTTTTGAGTACAAACAAAGATTATAGAGTTAGTAATCCAAAAGTAAAAGTAATGCATTCTCCTGAGGAGATCATTCAATACTTAGAAGATACTGATGTAAAACAAGCATACGTTGTAGGAGGAGCTAAGACATTTAGTTCCTTTACTAAGTATGCTACCCGCTTTATAATTTGTCATATCCATAGCAATAGTATGAATGGACGTGAAAAGTTCCCACTTCTTAGGAAAAAAGATTTCCATATAGAAGCGACAGCTACTAAGCAGTATTATGATATCGATGGAACTAAACGTACATTTGCATGGCATAAAGAAACTTTCTTCAGACGTGATGAAAGTAAGGTAATTGATATGCGTAGATCTAAAGTCCCATTGGTTCTAAGTTTAGATAACCAAAATAAAAAATAGTCATATATTATTGATGTGAATTAATGGTTATAACATTGCCTATTCATTGCGAAAACGAATAGGCAGTGGTTTATAATATAGTGTATTTTAATTTTATTTAGGAGGTTCATTATGAACAAGAAAAACGGTAAGGCAATTTTAACAACTTTGGTATTGAGTGCAATGGCAGCATCTGGGTTTGCAGCTGGGGTTAACAACACAGTTGATCCAAATGCAACAGGATACGGTGCCGAATCCTATGGCAAAGATAATGCCATCACTACAACAGGCACATCAGCATTTGCTGTTGGCTTTGAAAATACTGTAAGTGGTGCTAACTCTCTTGTATACGGTCACAACAATAAAGCGACCGGTGCAAACAGCTTCGCTGGTGGCGAAAATTCCGAGGCAAAGGGCTATAGCAGCCTAGCTATTGGTTCATCTTCTCAGGCGCTAAAAGATTACACCTTTGCAATTGGGTCTCAAGCCCGTGCAGCTGCAGATAATACTGTAGCTATCGGCAACGGTGCTTATGCTAATAAAGATAATGCATTGGCTCTTGGTGCTGTTACTTCAGTAGATGGTAAAGATTCTATTGCACTTGGTTCTCATGTTCGATCCAATTCCGATAACAACGTAGCTATCGGTACTGCAGTTACTACTAATAGTAGTGATAGTGTTGGTATCGGTACTGCAGTTACTACTAATAGTAATAACAGTGTGGGTATTGGTAACCACGTTACTAATAACCTTGGCAATAGCATCGGTATCGGCAATGGAGTTGCTACCGACTTCAATACTATTGGTATCGGCAATGGTGTTGAAACCAAAGTTCAAGATACTATTGCCATTGGCAACGGTGTAATTTCTGATGGCGAATCTTCAGTAGCTATCGGTAATGCTATCCATGCAGAAGGTGTCAAAACTGTAAACATTGGTACAAATGTAAATGCAAAAGGCGTATCTTCTATTGTTATTGGTCGTGATACAACTGTAAATGGTGATGATACTACAGTAGTAGGCGCCAATAATGGTTTTGTTAATGCTGATCAATCCGTTGTAGTTGGCTATAACAACTTAGTTCAAAGCGCTGATAAAGAACAATTGATCTTTGGCGCAAATTCCACAACTAAAGAGCAAGGCGCAACAGTTGTAGGTTCCCATGCTCAAGCTACAGCAATTGATGCATTTGCTATTGGTAATAATACCGTTGCAGATGTACAAAACAGTGTTGCATTAGGTACTAATTCCACAACTACAGAAGCAACACCAACTTCTAACATCAAGGATTTTACTACTGATATCCGTTTCATGAACAGCTCTTATGCAGGTGAAACACCTGATTCTGTAGTAAGCTTCGGTACTAGTGGTAAAGCTGGTAAAGGTGGAGTTACTCAATACACTCGTCAATTGCAAAACTTAGCAGCTGGTCGAGTATCTGCTACATCCACTGATGGTATTAATGGCTCCCAATTGTACGACGTTGCATTGGAAGCGCAAAAACACAATACTCTTGTAGATGGAACTAATACAACAGTTACATCTCAAGACAATAACTTTGGTCGTAAAGAATACAAAGTTAACGTTAACCGTGATTTAACTAATATGAACTCTGTTCAATTCAATACAGTTAATGATCCACAACGTAACTTTGTAACCAAAGACGGTATGCATGTATTCAATGGCGATGTGAATACTAACTATGGTCCTAATGGTATCAAGATTGAAAATACTGATAATCTTGATACAGCAGAATATAATATGGATGGCATCAACATCAATTCTAATGGCAAGAACGTTAAATTTGGTACTGATGGTATCAGCGCTGGCGATCAAATCATTAACAATGTAAAAGCTGGTGTAGCAGATACTGATGCTGTTAACGTAGCTCAATTAAATGGTCTTCGTAAAGACGTTGAAGATTTAGCGGATGCTCAAAACCAAGTTAACACTGCAGTTGAAAACACTTTAGCTAACCATAAAACTGCAATCAATAATGCAATGGCTGAAGCTAAGAAACACACTACAGTTGTAGCTGGTGATAATGTAGCTGTATCTGAAGGTACAAATGCAGCTGGTGGTAAAGAATATACTGTATCTGTTAAGAAAGATCTTACAGATATGAATTCTGTAGCATTTGGTAAAGATACTGATCCTAAACATGCAGTTGTAACCAAAGATGGTTTGATTGCATTCGATGGTGATGTTGATACTAAACATGATGCTAATGGTGTTACAATCGAAAACCGTAATACATTGGATACAGCATCCTATGGCATCGACGGCATGACAGCTTCTGGAGCTAATGGTACAGTTTCCTTCACAACTACAAATGTAGATGTAGCTGGTAACCAAATCCATAACGTAGCTACTGGTACAGCTGGTACTGATGCAGTTAACGTTGATCAATTGAATTCTGTAGTTGCAGCTAACAAAGCAGTTGAATCTGTAGTAGCAGACAACAAAGTAGATAATATTGCTGCAGTTCGTGTAACTAATGGTAAATCCACTGGTGATGCGAATGCACAATACGGTGTATATGTAAGTAAAAACACTGTACGTAATATTGCTAAAGATGCTGTTACATTCAAAGGCGATGACGTTATTAAAGTAACTCGTCAAGTGAATGAAAATGGTGCTGATGTAGTTACTACTACATACAATGGTGGTAATGCAGCTAAAGTAACTCCATTAACTTATAAAGCTAATGGTGGTGCAGCTAATACTACTACTCTTAATACAGGTCTTGACTTCACTAATGGCAACAACACTACAGCTTCTGTAGCAGCTAATGGTGTAGTTAAATTCGATCTTAATAAAGATCTAAAAGGTCTTGATTCTGCTAAATTCAATGGTGGTGTAGTTATCAACAATGATGGTATCAATGCTGGTAATAAAACAATCACTAATGTAGCAGCTGGTCAAAATGGTACTGATGCAGTTAACGTTAACCAATTAACTAGTGCTATTGATCAAGTTAATAGCAATGCTAGTAAATTAGGTAATGTAGTTCGTGCTAACCAAGAAGAAGCTCGTAAAGGTATTGCTGGTACTGCAGCATTAGCTGGCTTACATCCATTGGACTTCGATCCAGATCACAAATTAGACATCATGGCTGGTTATGGTCACTTCCACAATGCTAATGCTGGTGCAGTAGGTATTGCTTACCGTCCTAACGAAGACTTGATGTTCACAGCTGGTACTACATTCGGTAGTGACAATGTAATCAATGCTGGTGTTACTTATAAAGTAGGTGCTCGTTCTGAAGTATCCCGCTCCAAAGTAGCAATGGCTAAAGACTTAGCTGAAGCTAAGAAAGAAATTGCTCAACTTCAATCTGACAATGCTAAATTCAAAGCTATCTTGAATGCAGTACTTGGTCTTGATTTACCTCAAGAAGCTAATACAGTATTCCCTGATATCGAAGAAAATCATTGGGCTTATGTAGCAGTTGACGATATGGCTAAACGTGGTCTTTTAGTTGGTTACCCAGATGGCACATTCAAAGGCGACCGTGCTGTAACACGCTATGAATTCGCTGAAGTAATTCATCGTGCAATTGAAAAGGCTAAAGAATTAGGTCAAACAGTTGATAGCCGTTTGGTTGAAGAATTCAAACCTGAATTGATGCGTTATGCTGTTGAAGGTAAAAAACTTGAACGTGTTCATGTAAACAAATCTACAAAAGAAGTTAAACGTGATCAATACGGTACAATCATCACTAAATAATAAATAAATGAATAATGGGTAAAGGTCCTAGTGACCTTTACCCTCATTTATTTTTTTTTGTAAATATGAGATAAAAATGAAACTCAGTTTCCTCATTATACATTATAATAGGCATCAAGATTTAGATGTCAATATTTTTTTATAAGGAGAATTTTAATATGGAAAAAGTTTTACCATCTGATCTTCTAAATATGGTTCAAGGTGTTATTGAGGATAATAAACTATCCTTTGATATTTCTGAATTAAACTTAGAAGCAGATCAAACTGGTTATGTCATTATTAGTAATAAAGATGCTTATCTTATGATTAATAAGACACAACCTAAAGAGTTTAAAATTATTGAACGTAATGAAGTTATCTCTGATATAGAGGTAGCTCCTAGTACGGCTGAGTTTATCTTTGATATTAATAAAGATAAAGCAAGCTATCGTAAAGATGAAAATGTAGTCTTAACGTTCAAAGTTAAAAATACAGAAGAAGATTCTCCTATGGTAGTTAAAGTAGACTTATTCAAAGTTAATACTTTAGTAGCTACTGTATTTGAAGATTCTAAATTGTATTTACGTAAGAATGAATCTAAAGACTATAGTGTAACTATTCCAGCTAAATTGCTTGAAAATAACACTGGTTATTTATTGACAATCAAAGTTGATGGTATCACTAGTAAGTTTGATTTTATGACAACTGCATTCTCTGTAGAAGATGACTGGACTATCTATCCTAGATATGGCGTAGTAGGCGGTTCTGGGGATGACTATAATTCTATTTTGTTGAAAAACGAAGATCGCTATATGAGGGGTCTTGGGGTCATGACAAATATGAATATTAATAGCTATTTCTTCTACGATGCATATAAATCCCCACAAAATCCATTCCCTATCGATCAAGAGCAATTCTCTCAAGATTGGAATACTTGGAGCCATAGTAAAGTAGATGTTAAGATGGTTACTAAGATGACTGACTATATGCACTCTAAAGGTTCTGTAGCAATGCTATACAATATGTGCTTTGCTCGTTCTATTGATGAACCAGAAACTGTATCTGCTATTGAGTATGCGTATAACCATGACACATATGGTCTTAACAAGAAAGGTACTCCATATATTAATTACATTGATGGCAAACCTTTCCAATATTACTATCATCCTATGAGTAAACCTTGGAGAGATCATATCTCTAAAGTTATGATTGAAGCTATGAATAATGGTGGCTTTGATGGTTGGCAAGGTGACACTATTGGCGATCGTACTATCAATGCATATTATGATGCGGATAGCGATGCTCACTATATGAGCGATTACTATGGTGACTTCATTGCTGATATGAAGAAACGTATGCCAGATAAATATGTAACTATCAATGACGTTAATGGTGAGCATATTGATAAGATGCTTAAATCTAACCAAGATGTTGTGTATAATGAAATCTGGTCCTTTGGTCAATCTGCTTTAGTTATTGATGGTCAATATCGTTCTCAAACTGAGTATGGTGATCTTAAAGCTCGTGTAGATGATGTACGTCGTAAGACTGGTAAATCTCTTATCGTTGGTGCTTACATGGAAGGTCCTGATACTGAATGGAAAGACGGTAAACGTGTAGCTAAGAATGGCTCTGGTGAAGATTCTATTAATGATGAAACTTATAATGCTTCTGCCGTATTATTAACTACAGCTACAATTGCAGCTGCAGGTGGTTATCATATGAGCTCTGCTGTCTTAGCTAATAGAATGAATAATGAAGGCTGGGGTATTGGTGTTCTTGAAAAAGACTATTACCCTACACAAAGTCTTCGTACTGATTTATTGATTGCTCGTAAAGTATCTGACTATAATCAATTTATTACTGCATATGAAACAGTATTGCGTGGTAAAGGATTAGAAGATTCTGATGTCAATGTAGAAGTAACCAATAAATATGGTTTCAAACAAAACTGGGATAAGTATGGTACTAGAGGATTCCAAATCTGGACTTGGACTAAACAAGGTAAAGGATTTAGAACTATCCAAATGATCAACTTATCTGAAGTAATATCTAACTGGAAGAATGAAGCTGGTTCTAAAGAGAATAAAACTCCTGCATTCCAAAATGATCTATTTGTTAAATATGAAGTTGGTACTGATGGAGAGTTAGCTAATAGATTAGCTGATAAAGTATTCTTAACTTCTCCAGATGACTGGTCTAAATCTGCTATGGTTAAATGTCAAGTTAACGTAGAAGAAAAAGACGGTAAATATTATTTGAATATCGAAGTTCCTACATTAGATATTTGGAATATGATTTATATTGCTGAAGACTAATAATATCGGAAGAGGGCATTTAATGTCCTCTTCCATATTTATTTATAATCGTATATTATTACTATGAATCAGGTTTATATTATTTTAAAAGAAAGGAACTGATCAAATGAAAAAAGAAGAACTAAGAAAGTTGTATTCCACTATTTATTCTATTGAATATATGTTAAATGTGGATATTGGTATTATATCCAAAGATGCATCTGAATATGGAATCTATTTTACAAAATTAGACGATGGGTCTGATGTAAGAATAGATCCAAGCGGAATATTATTTATTGATCCAAATGGAGAAGATGGTATTCAGCTTACTAATAAACTGGCAACTTCAGTTATTAAAAATCTTACAAAAGAACAAATGGAGTCATTAGTTATTAGATTTAAATATTTATCTAAAAAATTAGAATCTGTAGGGTTAGCTATGTCTGTATCTGCAGATCTTGCAAGTAATCGTATTAAAGATATCATCAGATATTTATACTAGGAGGTATATCATGAATAACTTATATTATGGTGCATGGGAAGAATTTAGACTTATCACTAATGATTTTCTTGATAGTGTAAAAGAAGATATTGAGTATACACTATATGGCAGATCTGCAGGTGATGTAAAAGTTAAAGTGTCTAAAGACACTAAACTAATGGAGTTTACCATCAATGCAATTAAATTTGAATTTGATAGAAGACTTGTAATTGACGATCACTTCATGACAGTACTTAGAAACAATCCTTATCCTCTATATATGATGGTTAATCTATTCCATCAGATGTATAGAGATAATACATTTAATGCTATTGATGAAGATAAACGATCCTATATTGCTAGAATGGCTGAAGGATTCTTATATCTTCGTGGATGGTTTGCAGATCCAGAGATTGAGCAAATTGAAAATGCTGACTGGGAGAGAGAAACTAGAATTCGTAATAGAGAGAATAATGAATTCTGGAAAGAGTACTATGAAGCTAATCCTAACGATATTTAATGGAGGTAATTAAAATGAGAGAACTTATTATTTGTGCATGTTTATTAGGTTGCTTTGGAGTAGCTAATGCAGATGCTCCAGTAGAGCAACCTAAAGAGGTTAAAGTTGTTCATAATGATGATAATGTAGCTCTACATAAGAAAATCTATAAATTAGAGCAACGTGTTGAACGACTAGAAAAGTTATTAGCAGAAAAGGAAGGTAAATAACATGGCTCTTATTGGTATGGGAAATAATAAACTAATCTGTTTCTTAATTCATTTGGAAAAGACAGATCCAGAAAGATATAATGCTATTAAACGTAAAGCATATGGTTACATTAAAGAGCATGCAGCTGATCTTACATATATGAATGCAACTATATCTGTAAGTGAAGCATTGGGCATTATAGAACTTGTATATGGAATAATAAAGTTTATTATTGATAAACTTAGCAGTAAAGAAAAATCTCGTGATGAAGAGATTGCAGAATTCTTGTCTAAATATACACGTATGGAGTTATATGAATCTGTACGTAGAATTGATGGTATGACTGCTAATGAGAAGATCGAGCACTTAGCAAAATATGATGACTAGGAGGAGTATATGAACTTCAAAAATGCAGGAAAATTAGATCTAGATTTTATCAATGATTATAAATTAATGAAGTCTATTGAGCGTTCAGTTAATGATAACCTAAAAGTTATCACTGATGCATTCTATAAGTATACTAAAGTAGATGCACCAGCAACAATTATTGCTGATGATAATAACAAAGTATTCTTCTTTGTAGAGCATGAAAATGCTTTAGAACTCAACTTTGAGTTCTTTACTAAAGGCGATCTATATAGTTATTCTTATACTAATCGTGGTATTAGATTATTAGATGAGTATAATAAGCAAGCAGTATTAGCCTTAGCTAATCTTATCGAAAGAACTGTTAAAGTTTGGCTGAATAAATTCTCTTCAAAAGAAGACTTCATTGAGGTATCCGATAGAGTATTATCCTCAGCTGAAAATATTAAAGTTATGATTGGCTTAATGGCTAGAACTATTGATGTTTACAACCAATAATACATCTAGGTAATGTGTTGGCAGGAGTAGGGATTAAATCCCTACTCCTTCCTGTTTTTCTTTTTTGTCATAGTTGACATTCATAGCTGTATATTATTAAGGTGATATGATGATATAGTTTATAGTTAAGCCGCATGGCAAGAAAGGATTCATATCATGACTAAAACTAAATTCTATGAAGCATCTAAAGTAATGGAAATGGTAGAACTTATTTTGAATAAGTTCTACAATGATATGGATGAAAACCATATTATTGATAGCGTTTTCTGCTGTTATGAAGAATATTTCACCATCTACCATCCGTTAGAAGGGCACATCAAGTCAAATGATACCTTTGAGGTAATTGAGAATGGTGAGTATATCTTGAAGATGTTAGCCATCACCAATAAGTACAACGATATGGGATGGGGACCATATTTGACAGCATTAGAATTGGGGATCGAAAAGATCTCTAAGTTAATGTAAGATAATAAAGAGTAGAGGGTCAACCTCTACTCTTTTATTTTTTTCTTTTTTATTAATAATTAGATTCTACTAGTTTAATGAACCCATTCTCATTAACAGCTAATGGGAAGTTCATATTCAAATTAGAGTTACGTGCAATACCAGTTTGGAAGTTGATATTCATATCTTCTAATAAGAATGGATCTGGTAAACTCATATTATCAATTTGCTCACCAGTTTTGATATTCATACAACGGAACTCTCTAGATTCTGTTTTTGGATCAAATACCACTACAGTCTTAATATCTGGATTGTGTTCCATAATCATACGATTTTGTTCAGGAGTGAATAATTCATCATTAGTTATCATAGGTTGATAAATATCCATACCGCCTTGTTGTTGAACCATCAATGGTACATCTCCACTTTCTAATCTAGGTGGAATGAAACCAGTTTCAAGTTGTTGTCTTGGAGTATTAATGATATTTTCATATAAGCCCATGATAGCAGCTTCATCACTACCGCTATTATCAAGTTTAAGTTCTTTAGTACGTTTAAGTTCCATATCATGACATTTAGAGATAACAGAGTTAAGCTCTTTAATAGCAGATAACTTAGTACTAGATAGAGATGAGATAGTAGCAGAAATATCAGTTAGATATTGATATTTACCACGTATCTTAGATAAACGGATATCATTGAATTCTTGTTTCAATTCACCTTGAAGACCATCGATTTGACCAATCATTATCTTAATCAAATCATTAGTTTCTTCATAAGAATCAATGTATGGTTTATTAGTAACGATCTCTTCAGCATCACCACCAACTGCAATGTCATCATTATCTTTATTTTTTCTTGGTCGACCACGTTTTCGTGGTTTGATCAAAGTACTTTCATCAATAGGAGAATTCTCCACTACAATTTTTTTACCTTGACCTGTTGCAAATTTATTAAATATGGATGAGCCACTAAAACTAGGTTTAGTTACTGGCTCTTCTACGGTAATATTACCTTCCATAATAGCTTCAGTATATTGCATAATTTATCCCTCCTTTATGGGTTATTTTAAAGTTCTATGTATATATTCTTATAATGCCTAAAAACGTCGAATTATAAAAAATTAAACTCCCAGATACATTAAAGTAGGTATAAATACGAAGGAGGATTTAAATATGGCTAACATCTTAAACATATTTAACCAGTTCCCAAAAGACTATAATTTAACGATTTTGCAAACATTCTTTGCAAAACCATATAAGCAAGAAAACGGTAAATGGACTAAACCATCTTTGAGTTTAGTTGCTAAAGATAATAATACTGGTAAGAAACACGTATGTGAAATTGAAGATCCAGAGTATATTTGGTTTGTAGCAAAAGAGCCAGATAAACTTACTCATCATTATGACTTCTTACCAAAGAATGAATTAGAAGCTATCCAATGTCCTAATAGAGAATTAGAGAAATGTATAGCTCAAACAACTGGTAATATGAAATTCTTTACAAATAATATTGCTAATGGTGAATATAGAGAGAATGCTAAATTACATACTTTGAATCAAGTATTCTTCTCCGATCAAAATATTGAAGACCATTACAGATTCTGGTTTAATCGTTTATTCAAGAATGATATCCAATCTGTAACTAAAGCATATCTGGATATCGAAGTTGATATCTCTGATATTGCAGGTGATTTCCCAGAACCAGGTGAAGCTCCAGTTAATGCGGTAACTTATATTAACAATGGAGTTATTAATACATATATTCTTAGAGATCCTAGAAATCCATTGGTTCAAGAATTTGAAAATCAAGTAGCTAGTGGTCAAATAGAACGTGAGTTAAGAGAACTTATTAAGTTTGCTATTGGTGATGAGGAAAGACAACGTAAATTTAATATCTTTGGATATAAGTTTAATGTAAAATTCTTCGACCAAGAGATACAATTACTAGGTTCTTTGTTTAGACAAATCAATACTGAAGAACCTGACTTCTTATTAGCATGGAACATGGCGTTCGATATTCCGTATATAATTCAACGTATTCGTAATCTAGGATATCGTCCAGAAAGTATTATGTGTCATCAAGACTTTAAGATTAATCCTAGAGCGGAGTACTTTATTGATACTCGTATGGAAAACAACTATGCGGAACGTGGTGACTATGCGTATATTTCTTCTTATACAGTATACTTAGATCAAATGATTCAATTTGCATCTCGCCGTAAAGGTCAATCTGCATTTGCTTCATTTAAGTTAAATGATATTGGTGCTCAAATCTGTGGTGTACAAAAGTTAAACTATCATCATATTACTACAGACTTAGCCAAGTTACCATTCTTAGACTTTAAGACATTTGTATTCTACAACATCGTCGACGTATTAGTCCAAGTCTGTATTGAAGAATCTACAGATGATATTGGATATATCTATAACTCTAGTGTATTGAATAATACTCGATTCTCTAAAGTACATAGACAAACAATCTATCTACGTAATAAACAAATTGATTTCTATTTCAATCTCGGTCTCGTTGTAGGTAATAATATCAATAAGACTAGAGAGAAACCATCTGAGAAGTTTGACGGTGCTTTCGTAGCTGACCCTAACTTGGTTAATGATTCAGTTAAGTTAAAGATCAATGGTATCCCAGTCTTCTTATGTGATAACTTAGTTGACTTTGACTTTAGTTCACTATATCCTAGTATCAATCGTGAGTTCAATTTAAGCTCTCCATCTGAGATTGGTAAGATTGAATTTGAAGATGATAAAGATGCAAGCTCTGCAATCATTGAAGATATTGTAACTCAAGATCATTTAACTATTGGACATAGATGGTTTGGTTTGCCTAACTATAGTGAATTAGTTGATCAAGTATCTACATTATTTGCTTCAGGTAGACTATCTACAGAGAATGAATTCAAAGTATATAATAAAGGTGAATTAGTTAAACCATTAGAAGTTGAATATAATGATTGTGTACCAGCTCTAACTAGATTTGGTAGCATGAATATGAATGCAATCTATGGTGAACGAAAAATGCCAGGAGGATTATAATGGTTATACATTTCCCATTAAGCCAATCTGATATCGAAAGCTTACTTTCTATAAGTAAG